GGTTACAACGCGGTATGCGCCCTCACGCACATTAGTGGTGTTATTAGCTGTGTCAGGACGACCAGTAGAAAGCACGATTTCCTTAGCAGTCATTTCTAATGCAGGGGGAACATACAATGTGTCGGGGATAATAAGCAACTTTTGCCCTTTATCATCCGTAAAGTTCATCATAGCAACCCGAGCATCTTCCAGAGAATCCACTGACAAGGCGGCAGTTCCTTTATTACTTTGTGTAGTAGCATTAAATGCAGAATACGGATGGTCAGTAGCACATAGTGCCTTAGTATCTGGCCCCACAGTAGCAACAGCTTCACCATTAACAGTTCCACTAGTAGCAAAAGCGTTGTTTAGCAAAGCATGTGCATGGAGCTGCCTAAACCGATGAACGGCTAGAACAACCCGATTAACACGGTTTTTAGCTTCGGGATATAGGGCATCCTCCCAAAGATCACGATCAAATTTGATACCCGTAGAAAACTTAGCATGTACGAAGGTCTTATCGTACAGAGGATCAATGTCCCCGTAGTGGACTTGTCCATTCCATGCACGCGGTAGATCAGCAGCCCCCATACCCGTAACAGTCTCAGCACGCATATTAGAAGTATTTACCGAAAATAGTTTAGCAGCGTAATCTTCGCCTTTTTCAATAACGGTTTCATACACTTTAAACATATATGGTTCTAAAATAGATGCAAAACGCTCTCTAGTCAGCACTAATAATCACTCCCTTTAATAAACTTTAAAATAAAACACTATTCGAGTTTAGCCGAATGCACGACCAACAATCTTGCAACGTACAGTACCCGTAGTAGAGTTAATAGCTAAAATACCAATCTTACCACCAGACACATCAGCAGCATCTACACCAGTTCCTGCAGAATCAAGATCAGCGGAAAGCAAACCTACGATAAAAGCAGCATCAGCAGTGCCTGAGTACGGTGCTTCCCATACCATGTCAGATGACGGAATAATTACTTTACATAGCTGGTCAGTGCCTGCAGTGACAGCCTGGGTCGAGATAGCCGCAATATCTGTGGCATCACCAGCAGCAGTAAGTCTGCCAGAAGCAAGTTTCAAACATTGCCCATAAGCAATTGCCTCACTATCAGTAACATAGAACTCCTCTAGCACAGGGTCAGGACGACCAATTAATTTAAAAGCCATTTAGTAAAACCCCCTTAATTACTCTTGATTTTTGTACTTTTCCATTTTGCGTCGATACGCAATTAATTCTTTAGGTGTCATATCAAACTGAGCAGCTAATTTACGATCTTCAGGATCAAGCATATCTACAGTAGTTTTACTACCGTTAATCCCTGTGTAATCTGCACCCTCTGTTCTCATTACTTTTCGGGCATTGATATTTCGTGCAGTGGCTACTGTAGCATTTTGAGCAGCATTTTGTGCGTTAGTATCAAACATATGTGCTTTATATGCCTCTACCAACGATATGCCTCCTCTTGCTCTACGAGCAATAACCTCTGAAGGAATGTCTTTATCAGCCATACCTGGAAATTGTCGTACAAATTCTAGGGCTTCTTGTTCTCGCTGGCGACGAGAATCTTCTTCTTTACGCCAGTTATCAATCTCCATAAGTTTTGCTGTATATGGGTCTGGTGGTTGCTGTGTGACAGGTTGTGGTGCAGGTGCAGCAACAGGTTGTGCTATTTGTTGTCCTCCCCATGCAAGAGCTTCCTCTAGTGAAACCCCATAAAGTTTTTGAAACTTATCCACCACCTGATTCTTTGATGCTAATTCTGCATCATACTTAGCCCGTTCTTTAGCTAGACGTTTTTGCACAAGTTTTGATGCACGTTCTTTTGAAATCATTTGTTCCTGACGATCAAACGTCTCACTAGAACCTTCGTCATCATCGTCTAGGTCTAAATCAAAATCGTCCAAATCAAAATCATCCACATCATCGTCAGCACCCGCAAATAGTTGTAAATCCAGGTATTCCATACATCCTCCATACTCACGGCTGTTTCCCCCGCCGTGCGGGTAATTTTTAACTAACTAGCACAGTGTTTAATACCCACTGCGAGGTAAACATAACAATTAAGGGCTGCTATGTACCCATAAAAATACCCCGTAAAACCGAAGTCTTACGAGGTAAAATTACCTTATACAATTACATATAATTAAAAATAACGTTTGTATATTTCTTTACGCCTAGGGCCACTTAAGTCCGCGTATAAACGCGTCGTGTCAAGTTTGGCGTGACCGAGTAACGTTTGAATACCTTCTAACGGTGCCCCATTATTTAGTAAGTGTGTAGCATAACTATGCCTAAGAATATGGGGGTACACATTTCGTTCCACAGCAGCTTGTTTAGCCACTCTTTTTACGATATAACGCATCATTTCTATGGATAATCTATGTGGTTCCCTTTCAGTTACAAAAAGAGCATCATTAGTATCCTTACGGCATGCTAAGTATTTTTTAAGCCAAATCACACACTTAACGTTAAAATAAATTTCTCTTTCTTTATTTCCCTTACCTAATACTATACATGACCTGTTATCCCAGTTTATATCATTTTTATTTATCCTGTACACTTCACCGACACGACACCCAGAAGTATACATAAACTCTATTAATGCATGTTCCAAAGGAGTCTTGCAGCCCTCGCGCAGTGTTTCTGTATCTTCCTCATTAAGGGCTTTCGGAACCCGCGAACCTAATCTAGGCTCCCTTAGTTTTCTTGCTGGATTGGTCTGACAATAACCTTCATCCGCAGCCCAGCGAAAAAATGACCTGATAAATCTTATCCTGGCGCCAAGACTAGAAGGTTTAAGGTGCCCACATTTCTCAATTAAATAGTTTTTAAGAGAAAGCAAAGTAACGTCTTTGATGTCAGAGTCTCCAAAATGCCTAATTAATAGCCTCATTTGGACTTTGTAGTGCTTCAACGTAACAATAGAATAACGTTCCAGTGTTTTATCGACTTCATAAAGTGCCCACGCTTCTTGCAATAACATAATATGATACCCTCCCTGTTGAGTATTTTTGTACTTCCCTGAAATAAATACAGCAGGCAGCACTTCAGGGGAGTGCTTTTCAGCAAAGGGAGCTACCCGCGCCTAGCCTACTTTAAGTATATCATACCATGTTATCCAAGAACAAGGCAATTATGAAAATTATGGAGTATCGCTATTCCGATAGTTTAATAAGTCACCTTTGTACCTACAATACTTTGAGGTGGTAATAATGTGCAATTTCTTAAATAACATATAGAAGCGGCATCTGTTATACCTAGAGAATATGTCGATCCATAAGCAATGCAACTATCTAACCACATCTTTGCCGCCCCCGTAGTTACCAAAAAATCGCATATATTAGCACCCCCAGAAGAATCGTGTGCTACACACCCAATATTCCAAGATTGGGTATCTGCTGTTACATCGACTACATTGTGGGCTGTATTTTCGTAATATTCTCCGTTTACCCTTATAATCTTGCCTCCATCGTGCATGGAAGACCCATTATCGTTGGTATCTAAGCCGTTTCTATATCCTTTACAATTAATTTCTATGGCATACGGTTTTACCTCGCCCACGGTTGAATGATAATTGAATCCATCCTCACTGTTTTTAGAACAAGTGCAATTTTGTAAATACGCCGTTCCACCCATTTGTGTAAAACCATTTTGTGTACCATATTTGAATGTGCAATTTTTGGCATAAACTGCTATAAAATCGGTCAAAGCGTAAAAAGGTGTATAGCCACCTATAAAATTTAATCCTTCTAAATAGATTGATTTCCCACTCGCGACTGAACCTGCCTTAACATTCAGGAATGAATAAATTGAACTGTCGGCGGCCCTAGAATCAGCCGTATGAACATAAACAACATTTGACCCATCAATATAATAACTCCCCGCATTAGCATCCACTTCATCAATACTGGTTTTCAATATTAATCTTGTATAGTCTCCGTTAGCATCTAATACGCCGGCATCATAAACACTCACAACTAGCGTTCGTGTTGCTTGATAAACGTTGGTTTTATCTGCTGTTTTTGTCCATGTTAAAGCGGAATGCCCTGTTATAATAACATCATTGTTCCCAGTTGCAGCTATTATTGATATATCCCTAGCGGGGGAAGCGTCGTTAAAAGCGTTTTCCCTAGTATATACTCCATCATAAACAACAATAATATCAACATCTGCTTTAGTAATTGCCTTATATAATGTTGCAAATGCAGTATCAGACGTTAAACCGTCATTATTATCATTTCCCCCTGTTTTCTTAACATAGTATGTTTTTCCCACCCCGTTAATCTTAAAGTTAGCGACATCAAAATCAGTAGTAATTATGCCTTTCGGGTCGCGATATATAGTTATTGGTGCGGAAATCCATGTCCAACCAGGAGGAAAAGAAATAACCTGTCTATCTTGTGCTTTGCGGAAGCTAGATAACGGCATAACTGATCCCCTCCCCATTCACAGAGGAATCAATCCATAGTTCGTTGAGGTTATTAACTCCAAAATCCATGCTATCCTTAGCTGATAATTCCACAGCGTATACGGTAGAGGATACCGTATTCATGCCAACATAAATATATCCTGTATTAGCACGTTTGGCTATAATAGTAACTTTGCTGCATGATAATGTAGGCAACTGGACTCTCGTTCCTGCTGTGGTTACGCTTGCAACATTCGCTCCTTTAAGATTACTCCCCGATAACGGAATACCAGAAATAAGTTTATCCTCAATTGCTTTCAATCTTTCCAGCACTGTATTCTCAGTAGGACTAGCCTGTACTTCTCCGATTAGTGCTTCTAGTGCTGTTTGTTTAGCCTCCGAAGCGGGAGCATCGTTGGGCACATAATCATCCAATGCAACACTAAAATACTGAGAGGCGGGTTTGCCGTTAACATCCGTTTTTAATGCCTTAGTACTATAGGACAATTTTAAAAACCTCCTTATTTTTCAGCTATGATCATTCCGTTAGATATAAACACATAGCCAATAGTTTTTACTCTTTTATCCGCAGATACACTTTTAGCCGTTTGTGGTGCTGACTTAGCGAGTGATATAGCAACTTTTATAGGTTTTTCCATATCCATATAATATCACCTCATTATTCTGGTATCGTAAATATGGTAATTAAATACATATTCCAAAAAGTTATACATCTTTATAGCACAAATAAGGTATGTCGCTATTCCGATAGCTTAAGAACGTATACGGATTACAAACTCGGTTTCTCG